AATAAGATTCATTACTCCTTGATTAAAATCACCGCCAACTTCTTTAACTGCTTCATTAATATCACCTATTTGGAGAGTTAAATTATCTAATACAAGTTTTGTTTGACTTCCTAAACCTATAACAAATGAATTTACAAGAAAGTCTACGCTTTGACCTGTTTGACGTGCTATTTTTGTTGCAAACTCTAAACCCGTTGCTAATTCTTCCATAGTAAGGCCAAAATTCGCAGCAATTACTGCTTGTTTCATAAGTTCAAGACTGGAAACTGTTCCATCTACAGCATTCTGAAGTTTATGAAGTAAATTACCATCATCTAACTTGTCAAAAGCTAATTGGACACCTTGCATCTCACCTCCAAGTTTTATAATCTCTTTTGCAAAATTTGCAACAAGTCTAATTGAAAAAGCACCAGCAGCAGCAATAGCTATTCCCTTAAATGAGCTAACCATTTTATTATTAAAACTTTTTTGATTTTTTTCAAATCTTTTTACAGTAGCATTTGCTTTATTTAGGCCTTTCTTAAGTTCAGCGACATCTGCACTTAATTTTAGACTTAAATCTGTCATTATTTTTGCCATAGGAAATCTTTATTTTATTATATATCCATGAAAAAATAAAAGGCCTGATATATTATATCAAGCCTTCAATTTTACTTAATGGTACCTCTTTTGTTATAGCAGTTTTATTTCTTTTATCTATTTCTTCTTGTTTTTTAACCCAATCTATAGGTTTAACTTCTATTTTGGGAAGGGTTTCCCATGGCAATGGCATATATTCTCTACAAAATTGTTTAAAAGTCTTTTTATATTTTTTTGCTACTTGTAGAGTGAATTGAAAGTATGTTTGAAGGCGCATACTTTCATAAGTTATTTTTATACTTGATAACTTATCTTCTCCATAAAACTCATTCATTATTTGGAATTCTCTAAAAGTTAAACCTAAGAATTCCTTCTTTTTTATATTGAATTTATATCTTGAAAAAAGCCTAAGAGAAGTGTAGTCGATTTTTATTTTTTTTTACTGTCTTCTTCAGCAGCATCTTTAACTTCATCTAAAGTTTCTTTAGCTATTGTATTTGTTCTATTTTGTATATCAAAAAAGAAATCAGGGAATATTACCATTAAAGTTTCCCATTTCTTATCAACAACATAAGGTATTTCTGATTTTTTAATACCAATTTTATTACCTGCTCTAAAGAAATTTCTAATTAATGTAAAAAATGGTATTTTAGCATCTTGGAAACCTGTTTTTAATGCTAAATCTGTCATCAAAACAAAATTTTCTGCCATTTTTATAGCATCATTTGTTTGAGAGAAAGAGGCAATAAATTCAACACCTGTTCTTTTTTGAAATTCAATTAAAGTCGAGAATGAAATAAGTAAAGGATATTTCCTTCCTTTATATTCAAGATATTTTACCATTATGCTGAAGTTTGCTTAATGTTGATAGCTCCATCACCAGCTACTTCAAATGAATAGCTTACTGGTGCTCCAACTCCACCTTCTTGAGAAATTGAACTAAAATATCCAACTCCTTCAAAGTAGTCATTTGAAGTTTCATCAGGGGTTACTGCCCAAAGAATAGAAGCATCTGTATTTAACATAACATTCATCATTGAAGTTACTGTCATGTCATTTGCCGATACATCTGATGTCTTGAATTGTAATCCACTACCTGATATAGTATAACCATAAAGATCTGGTATATTTTGTTTAGCACTATTTGTGCTGTTCATACATGCTATTTCTATCATGTCACGACTTACTGAAAGACTGAAATCTTGTGCACATGCAACGAGACTTCCGTCAATTGTGAAGTCCATATTTTTCGAAAATAAAGGGGTACTCATGTTATTGGTTTATATTTAGTTAAGTTTTAAGGTGTTTGTTTAATGTTTATTGCTCCATCACCTGCTAATTCAAAAGAATAGCTTACTGGTGCTCCAACTCCACCTTCTTGTGATATACTTGAAAAATAACCAACTCCTTCAAAATAGTCATTTAATGAGACATCTGGTGTTACAGCCCATAGAACAGAACTATCTGTATTTAACATAACATTCATCATTGAAGTTACAGTCATTTCAGTTCCTAAAATATCAGATGTTTTAAATTGTAATCCACTACCTGATATAGTATATCCATAAAGGTCAGGGATATTTTGTTTAGCACTATTTGTGCTGTTCATGCATGCAACTTCAATCATATCTTTTGATACTGATAATGAGAAATCTTGTGCACATGCAACAACACTACCATCGATAGTGAAGTCCATATTTTTTGAAAACATTGGGGTTGCCATAATTTATTGTTTTATTTTATAATTTATATATCTATTTATTTTTTTATGCATACACACAATTGAATTGTAATGTATTTGTATATATATTCTTCTCTGCATCTACAGCATGCTCGTCAGATATTAAATAAGTATCATGAATGCTTGTTGAAGTTGCATCGTTTAGATAATTTGTCACTATATTTGAAATATCATCTAAATCTGTTGTGTTTTGTGTTAGTATTAAAGTATTTAATTCATAAACTGTATAAGCATTTGCTGCATTCATACAATTTACTTGTTCTGCTTTTTTAAACCAAAATAAAAGCCATTTTTCTTTTAAGTTGAAATTGTCAGGTAAATTGTCTGCGCATATATGCTTCGTATCAAAATATGAATTAATACTTGCATCGGCATTCATTATTGTATTAACTTGGGTAGCAAAGCTCATTTATTTAATCTTTTTATTTTCTTTCTTATAAAATCTGAAATAATTTTACCATAATCTTTATTCACTCTATTAATTACCTTCTTTATTTTGCTATCTACTGCTGGTTCAATACGAGAAACTCCTTCAATTTTACCTCTGCCTTTTCTAATCTTTGTTCCTCTTTCTAAAAATCTTACCCAGAAAGTTTTTGAAGAAGGACCTGCAACTACTCCAGTAGCATCTCCTCTTACTACTCCGGTTTTTATATTTTTTACTATATTACTATTATAAGGTAAAATTGCTCTTAATGGTTTAACAACCTCTTCTGTAGCAACCTTTCTATTTGCAGAACGTAATATTTGTCCTTGAACTTTAAGTGGTAAGCCATTAAGTATATCATAAACATTCTTAACACCTATAAGCTCCATATTAATTCCACTCTTAGCCATTCTTAGTTTCTCCAGGATACACTATAGTTCGTAATAGCATCCAATGTTTTCTGCCTATTCGTTCTATATGATCTATTTCATAATATTGGTCTTCATAAACAATTCTACATTTGTAGTTTACTCTACTATCATATCTTATTGTAAAATCTATTCTTGTAAATGGAAGTGCACCCTCTGTTGAATATTCTGTAGAACCTGTTCTTACAAAAACTTTTGCAGCAGTTTCTTTTAGATTAACATATGCTTCAGTTGGAGTTCCTACAGCATTTTTAGTTGTACCTTCTATTTCTATTGTGATACGTCTGTCAAGTTCGCTTGGTCCCATTATGAAAAGTCTATAATTTTAAAACTGTCTAATAATCTATCACTCGCATTAGATTGTTTTATATATGAAGGAACACTATCACTTCTATTTATGTCATACAATGAACCTATTTTTATAAGAATTGCTTGTTTTACTACTTCATCAGTCGTATCTTCAGCATATCCTGTTGTATACTCTACTGTAAGTGGCGTATAGTCCGTTGTCGATGTCACAGATGCACTCAGAAGGACTTCAAAGTAATTGTAATAGGATTTTATAGCACTTATAGTTTGGGCCACAGAGGTGTCTGAAATCACATATTGAACGTCTATTAAATTGCCTTCATTTATTCTTACTGTATCTCCACCCCAATCATATAAACTTGTTACATTAGAAGTAAAAGCAATGTCCTTTCCAATGTAATTTTCTGCTTGTTGTGTTGCAGCTTTTATTAAATTATTAAGATAGCCATCATCAAGTGTATAATCATCATCAATTTTTAAATGAAGTTTAGCATCTTTTAAACTAATTGGATACAATGTTTTTGTCTTTTTTACTGGCATGCTTAAGTTTTATTTTATCTTACATTTCTTACATTTAAAGCAGTATAATATCCTGCTGCACTAACATCTTCTGGTTGAGCAGCTCTTATTCTAAATTTCGTTCCTGGTAAGTTACTTTTTATTTCTCTATAATATGAAGTT